CAAAGAGGTAAGAAATGGCAGAGAAAGACCCGATTGAAGTAGTCATGCACGCGTTTAACGAGTTTAAAAACGCAAATGACGAAAACTTAAAATCACGAGATGCACTGTTAGAAGCTAAGATTGTAAACGCTTCTAAGGCTCTCGATCAATTTGAAGCGTTAAACCAACAAGTTACGCTGACAAACCAACAAAACAAAGCTATGCAAGAGCAGCTTGATCGGTTTGAAGAACTGATTAATCGCCCAGGTACAGGCACACAACCACAAGATCACAAGAAAGTAGCAGAAGCGTTTGACCGTGTAATGCGCAGATCACCGCAGGATCGCGACCGCAGCGACCTCGAAACCATCAGCAAGTACACGAACTCAGTTATTAAAGCCGATGACGTGAGCGCAGGGTACTTGCTGGCTCCTCCGGAAATGGAATCAGCGATCATCAAGAAAATTATCGAGTTTACCCCAATGCGCGCCCTGGCAACAGTACGCACTATCGGTGGCGATAGTTTAAAACAACCACGTAAAACCACAAGCGGCTCAGCATCGCGTATCGGTGAGATTGCAACTCGTACAAATACCGGTGACCCTGCTTATGGCATGTTGGAAATCAAAGCTCCTGAAATGTATGCACGCATCGCCATATCTCAGCAAATGCTTGAGGATGCCGGATACGACATGATGGCCGAATTGCGTGAAGATGCTTCCGAACAATTCGCTGTTAAAGAAGGACTGGAGTATATTTCCGGTACAAACGCATCAAATCAAGGTGAGGGCGTGTTAACAAATGCTGATATTAGCTACACGGCATCTGGTGAAGCTGCGGCAATTACCGCTGATGGATTGCTAAACCTGATTTACGGTATCAAAACCGGATACGCTGCAAATGCAGTCTTAGGCATGAATCGCGCTACTTTAGGCACTATTCGTAGACTTAAAGACGGTATGGGCAACTATTTATGGGTTCCAGGCATTGCAAATGCAGCTCCTAATACCATTAATGGCGTGCCATATGTTGAAATGGTAGATATGCCAGACATTTCAGCCGGTACTTACCCGGTTATTTACGGAGACTTTCGTCGCGGCTACAAGATCGTTGACCGTATCGGCATCAGTTTCCAAGCCGATTTTATGACCGAAGCAGACAATGGCCTGGTAATTTTCCGCGCTCGTAAACGTTCTGGATCAGCAGTAACCCTGCCAGAAGCCATCCGTAAACTGAAAATTGCTGTATCTTAAGGAGTTGACATGACTGGATTACTAAAAAACGTTAATATCGTGCGCGTTTCAGCAGGTGGAGCCGGTGCAGCTAGTGCCACGCCTACAAAAGCCACTATTTTGGATATGTCGGGCTATCAATCAGTGATGTTTGTTGCTGAATTGGGAAACGTACTGACAACTTCGGTGGTATCTCTGAAAGTTGGAGTATCTGACACTAACGATACAGCAACCATGACGCTGTTAACCGACTTTCCTACAGGAACAGCAGGGGCATCTGATTACGACGATAAATGTGTCGTGATCGACGTACCAAAAGTTGACAAACGCTACGTCGAATGCCAAATTTTTCACGTGACAGCGGATGCGCCTTTCGATTCTATCCTGGCGATCCAGTACAATCCAACTAATGCGCCCATTACACAGGGATCAACGGTTATTTTGTCAACCACGGCGCTAGATTAATATGGCAAATTCTCTAATCCATTTCGAGCAGGGAGGCGCGGAGCAGGTTTTTGAATCCGGCGCTACCCTGAATATCGAGAGTTTTACAAATGGCACTCCAGGCGCTGGATTCTCTGGTGGTACTGGTACGGTTATCAAATCGAGCGTGATTCGTGTGGGCGGCATCATAACCACGCGATTCCTTATTGACTTGACCGGCTTGGCATCATCGACTACCGACCTGGATATTATCGGAACGGGATCAAGTGCGGCTTATTTCGGCCAGATCACAGCGGCGCGTAACGGCACTATCTTATCAGGCGCAATGACCTGTTTAGAAGTCCCTGTTGGCGGCGCTGATGACGTTGACTTGTATTCTGCAACCGAGGCGACAGGCGTATTTGATGCTGGTATAGGCACGTTGGCAGAAACCGCTCTGGTTACTGCGGCCGGCGCTTGGACTCTTGGACTTACAAAGGGTTTATCAGCGGTTCCAGCGGCGAACGAGTACTTGTACTTGTGCGGCGGTGAAGCAGGAACAGCAGCGGCCTATACAGCAGGCAAATTCCTGATAGAATTGCAAGGTTACGAGGCCTAATGTTAATTAGGATGCTAAAGGATCAAAGGGGTTCCGTAGATGGGGTGGTGATCCTGCCTTATCTACGTGGCGAAACTTACGATATGTCCAAGACCAAAGGACATGTTGAGCTAGCCGAAACCTTTTTGAGTCAAAATTGGGCGATAAAAGTAGATGATAAGCAAACTCAAGACAGCACCAGCGACCGAGCCGGTGACAGTAACCGAGGCCAAAATAAACCTAAGAATCGCAACTTCAAGCGATGATGCAGAGGCTTATGCTTATGAGGACGAGGTTATCACGCGCATTGTAAAAGCGGCGCGCGAGTATTGCGAACATTACACAGATCGGGCGTTTATTTCTCAGGTTTGGGAAACGTATCTCGATGACTGGCCAGCGGACGGAATCATTAAATTACCCAAGTCGCCATTGATAACGGTTGATTCGATAGCGTACACAGATTCGGATGGCACTGTTACTGCTTTTACCTCGTATTACGTTGATTCTATAAGTGAAATTGGGCGCATAGTTTTGAATGATTCGGCAAGCTGGCCTTCAGCGGTACTACGAGAAGTTAACCCGATTAAGATAACGTACACAGTAGGCTACAGCACAGTACCGGCGGCAGTAAAAACAGCGATGCACTTGATTATAGGCACTATGTACAACAATCGTGAGAGCGTGGTCACAGGGGTATCAGTAAATACCTTACCGCTCGGCGTTAACTCGATGCTTGACACACTCAGACTTTACGACGGAGTTTAGAATATGGCTTTTGTTACTGATTCCACCGGCGCGATACAATCCAGATTTATTTATCGCGAAGAAATTGATGCTACTTATATCTACTCCGGCCAGGCAGATCCAGGCACCGCAACCAGTGCTGCAAGCTGGTCGATTAGCCGGGAAACGATTGCTGATGGATCTATTAACTACGCATCCGGCGGGGCATTCACGCAGATATGGGATAACCGGGCTGCATTAAGCTATGCGTAGCGGTAGACTCAATGAGATTTGTGAAATACAGCAAAAAAGTGTAGAGGTTGATGCTGATTACGGTGTGCAGCAAGAAACCTGGAGTTATAAAGCGCGGGTTTGGTGTGAGAAACTGGACGTACTGCCGAGTAAATCTGAAGCGGTAACTAACCAGTTAAATATAAACACAAATCAGTCACGCATTAGAATGAAATACAGAACAGACATAGACAGCACGATGCGTTTTTTGATCGGTACAAGAATTTATCAGATAGTATCAGGCCCAGCTGAAATCGGGCATAGGGATTTAATGGAGTTTGTCGCGGAGAGGTATAGCGCATGAGTTACATACAACGTTTTACAGTAACGGCAACAACTATAGCGGACGGCTCAGCAACAGCATACAGCCCGAACTTTACCGGCAAAATATCACAGATACGCTATGTCAAAACCGATTATGCGGCCGGTGTAGACTTTACCATCACCGCAGAAGCGACAGGCGAAACTATCTGGACACAATCGGACGTAAACGCATCGGTAACAGTGGCACCGAGACAAGCTACCCATTCAACCGCGGGCGTGGCTGAACTTTTCGCAGCGGGTGGTACAGCGGTGTCGGACAAGATAGCAATTGCATCAGATAGGGTTAAAATCGTGATTGCTCAGGGCGGCGACACCAAAACCGGAACGTTCCACATTTTGGTCGAGTAATGACAACCGTCAACGTCAAGGGGCTTGCTGAATTGAATGCTTACTTACAGGCTTTTCCTGTAAAACTTGAAGCAAACATAATGCGTGGCGCTTTACGTGCAGGACTGAAACCGATTAAAGACGCAGCGGTACAGAATTGTCCGACTGGTGAGCCTTCGGACAACAACAAGCGCAAGTACAAATTGTACAACGGCGCGCTACGTGACAGTATAAGAATATCGGCCAGGATCGACAAGCGTGAGGGTAAGGTAGTCGCCAAGTGTGTGGCAGGTGGCAAGGGTAGAAACGGTGCTGATGTGTTTTACGCTCACATAATCGAATTGACAGGCGCACGCGCCCATAGTTTAAGTGATGGCGGCAAGGGTGAGCTTAATCACCCCGGTATGCAGTCAAAGCCATTTATGAGGCCAGCACTGGACGCGCAATCAAATAACGCTGTTTTGCAAGCTGCGGAGTACATCAAGAAGCGTTTGCAGACAAAGCACGGAATTGACACGAAAGATATTGAGTTAGGTATCGAATGAGCGGCGTAGCGATAATCCGAAAATT